GTCCAGGTGTATTTACCAACGAAATAGACCAATCTTTCTTACCCGCAACTTTAGGACCCATAGGTGCGGCAATCGTTGGTCCGACTGTCAAGGGTCCAGTTTTAATCCCAACCGTAGTTAGTTCTTATAGTGAGTATGTTAATATATTCGGTGAATTAATAGAAAGTGGTTCGGATAAATATCAATTCTTAACATCACATACTGCTAAAGAATATTTACGACAAGGTGGTCCCTGTACGATTGTTAGAGTAGGTTCAGTAAATCCAACTAAAGCTACGGCTAATGTTCCTTTACATGATACTACAACTACAGCTTTTACTCTTCAAGCCATAGGTAGTGGACCTCAATACAATAGTACGAGTTCACTTGGAACGGATCATATACTTGCACCATTAACAAGTTCAGCTGGAAATGACCATTTTGATGCTGGTACTTTTGGTGGTCGTGGTGATAACTTTCGTTGGGAAGTTTCTCAAAGAAATTTAAATAAAGGTACTTTTACTCTTTTAATCCGACAGGGTAATGATACGATTACGAAAAAGAAAGTAATAGAAACACACGCTAATTTATCATTTGATCCAGAATCATCTGATTATATATTGAAAAGAATTGGTGATCAATCAAGTACAGTTGCTAGGGAAGGTGGAGTTGCTTATGTTCAACCAACTGGTACTTATCCACAACAATCAAAGTTCGTAACGGTAAGTTCTTTTCCTGAAAGTACAAAAACAAAAGATTATCTTGATACGAATGGAAGTGTAAATTCCGCCTATAGTGTTGCAAATTTACCAGCAACAGGTAGTGGAAGTTGGGGTGGTTCATTTAGTGGTGGAGAATTCGGTGCCGCAGGACAACAGACTCATCCATTTGGTTTTTATGACAGTATATCTACAGATAACGCTCAAGGGGTAAAGATGAGTACAAGTGGTGTCCTTCCTACAGGTACTACTGATGGTGGCGGTTATGGGACAGCTTTAAGTATTTTGTCAAATAAAGATGAGTATGATTTTAATGTATTATATTTACCAGGTGTAATTGATAGACTTGACGCACATAATAATATTACAATAAATCAGGCAATTCAACTTTGTGAAGACAGGGGTGATTGTTTCTTGGTTTATGATAACACATCAAAAACAGATACAGTAGCTACGGCTAAAACAAATACTGAAGCACGTAACTCAAGTTATGCGGCTACATATTATCCTTGGGTACAGATTCAAGATGCTACACTTGGAACATATAGATTCGTTCCACCTTCAGTTGTATTGGCTGGTGTTTATCATTTTAATGATACGATTGGACAACCTTGGTTTGCTCCTGCTGGACTGAATAGAGGTGGAATCGATAGTGCTGTTCAGGCTTATAAGAAATTAAGTCAAAGTCAACGAGATGACTTGTATGACTCAAATGTTAATCCGATTGCTACGTTCCCAGGACAAGGTGTTACTGTGTTTGGTCAAAAGACAACACAGAAGAAAGCAAGTGCCTTAGATAGGGTAAATGTAAGACGACTATTGATTGATGTGAAGAAATTTGTTGCTCGTTCTTCAAGAGGATTGATATTTGAACAAAATACAAGTGATTTGAGAAATCAATTCTTGAATATTGTGAATCCATTCTTAGAACAAGTACAGGCAAATAGTGGATTAAATGCATTTAGAGTCGTAATGGATGATAGTAATAACACTCCTGAAACAATTGATAGAAATATGTTGGTTGGTCAGGTATTCTTACAACCAGCAAGAGCTGCTGAATTTATTGTGTTGGACTTTGTTGTTCAACCAACGGGTGCGGCTTTTCCTGAATAATTTTTTATAAAGTGATATTTATTATCATAGGAGACAAAACATGGCAGAACTATTAGAAGCGAATAAGATATTTTACACACCATATGAACCGAAACTAAAGAATCGGTTTATCATGGAAATTGCAGGTATCCCGGCTTTTACAATTAAAACAGCACAAAGACCACAGATTACTTTTGACGAAGTAGTATTGGAACATATGAATGTCACGAAGTACGTCAAGGGTAAAGGTCGTTGGCAAACACTACAGATTACTCTGTATGACCCGATTGTACCATCTGCTTCTTCTGCTGTAATAGAATGGATAAGACTTCATCATGAATCAGCTACTGGTCGTGATGGGTATCAAGATTTTTATAAGAAAAATATTACGTTTCAAGTATTAGGACCTGTAGGTGACATTGTTGAAAAATGGACACTATATGGTACTTACATTCAAGATGCTGCGTTTGGTGATTTAGACTTTAGTTCTTCTGATCCAGTTGAAATCACACTAACGTTAAGGTACGATTACGCAATACTTGAATTCTAAATAGTTTTAACATCAAGGAGTTATAATGTCAGAACATAAGTTCCCTACGGAAGTTATTGATTTACCATCTGGTGGAAAAGTATATATAAAAGACTCGCCACTATCATCAGGTAAACTCGAATTAAAATACATGACAACACGAGAAGAAGATATATTGATGTCTGAAAATCTCATCAAAAAAGGTGTTGTTATTGATAAATTGCTAGATAGTTTAATTGTCACAAAGGGAGTTAAACAACAAGATTTAGTCTTGGGTGATAAGAATGCTGTATTGGTAGCGGCTCGTATATTGGCTTATGGTCCTGAGTACACGGCTGAAGTCACTAATCCAAAAAATCAAGAAGAAACAGTCAGTCATACGTTTGATTTATCACAATGTCCATTTAAAGAATTACCAAAAGATGTTGATTATACAGATAATTCATTCAACTATACTACTCATATTGGTAAGAATAAAATTAAATTTAGATTATTAACTGGTAAAGAAGAAGCATTGATTGAAAAGGATTTAAAACAATCTGCTAAATATGGATATTCTACAGACATCACAACACGATTACGATATACAATTACCGAAGTTGATGGCGATTCAAAACCTGAAACCATTACTGAATTTACACAGAATTTACTCGCAAGGGATTCTATGGCATTGAGAAATTACATTCAAGAAATTTCTCCCGATATTGATTTGACATCGGAAATCGAAATAGGAGGTGAAACTGTGAGCGTGTCAATACCGCTTTCAGTTACGTTTTTTTGGCCTCAGTCCGTCTAATATTTTAGATATACATCAATCCATATTTTACTTTATATACGGCGTACCTGGTTTCACATTTAGTGATGTCTATCATATGCCAGTTCATCTAAAAAACTTTTATTTAAGAGAGTTTATGGATTTGAAGAAAAAAGAAAAAGAACAAATGGACAACTCACAACCAAAACCTCAATCAACAATCCCTCGTAGATTTAATCCTAAATAACTTTCTTTTTAATATTTATTAATATATTAGGAGAATTACACCATGTCGTTTCTGAATAGAAAAAATATATTATCAGAGGGATTTTTTGATTCATTAAAAAAATTTATTACTCGCCCAAAGTTATCAAAAGAAGAAAAAAAATTAATGAAAGATCCAAAGTTTAAAAAGGCATTTCATGAGTATGAAAGTGCAGCTAAAAAAGCATATGAAACCGGTGAAAAGTTACTTAAAAAATACGGAATCCCACCTATAAAGTATTAAAATGGCTGATTTAAGAACAGAACAACAAATCACTCGTGAGATTGAAAATCAATACTCAGCTTTAGAAAAGATTAAAGGGAGTACTAAGGAAGGTATTGCTCTAAAGAAAAGAATAGTTCAGCTGGAGACTGAATTAGGTATAACCCAAGCTCAAAATGCTAAAAAAGAAAACGAGCAACAAAAAGAAATACAGAAACAAATTGATGCTAGAATTAAAAAGGTTAGGGCTTTAAATGGGATAGAGAGTGCTCAAAGTAAAGTAAAACAACTTCAGGTTAAAGCTCAAAATGAGACATTACAGTTATTAAAAAAAGAAGCTGGTATGAAAGGTGGTTTAACCACGATTATGAGAGAGCAGCAAATGGTTACAGAAGATATAGGTACTGGTGTTAATGATGCTTCAGGTCTTTTGGTTCTTCAAGCTCAATCTGCTGCTAGAATTAATAAGTCAAAAGATAGAGAAGAATTAATTAACCGAAAAATTCAACAGGCTATGGAAAATGGTAGAGTTAGTTTGGCAGAACAACTCGAATTAAAAAGACAACAGGCTATCTCAGAACAAGATATAGAAGGGTCAGTATCAGATAATTTAGGAACTGAATTAAAAGGAATACGAGTTCAACATTTGAAAAAAAAGGGGTTGGAGACAGCGGATAAATTAAGTGGTGGAATGGTATCCAAGGCAAAACAATTTGGAAACGACATGGGTATGAGCCCTAAAAATTTAGCAAAATTAGGAGTAGCTGGTCTTGTTGTAGGTTTATTGGTCAAAGCGGCAACTGGATTTTCCAAAAAAATTGATGCGGTCGGTGAAACGTTTGGATTCATGACTAATAAAAACAAAGAATTTAGAAATGATTTAATTGATAGCGGTAATGAAGCCATGATGGTTGGCAAAAACCTCGGTGATGTTTTAGCAGTAACATCACAACTTTCATCTGAATTTGGAATCTCATTAAAAGAATCACAAGATATTGCCGGTAGTGTTTTAGACACGGCAGTAGCAACGGGTATATCCAATGATGAAGCTACCAAGTTATTTGGTACTTTTATGAAAATAGGAGGTTTGACTTCCGACCAAGCTGAAAATCTAATAGAAAGTACTGCTCAGTTAGCTGCTCAATCAGGTGTTGCTCCAAAAGCTGTTTTACAAGATATGGCTGGTTCAGCCGAAGAGATTGCTGGATTTACAAAAGATGGTGGAGAAAACATAGCCGAAGCAGCAGTTCAAGCTAGACAAATGGGAATGTCTTTAAGTACAACTGCTAAAATTGCTGAGGGTTTATTGGATTTTGAATCTTCGATAAGTAATGAAATTGAAGCATCAGTAATGATTGGAAAACAATTAAACTTTCAAAGAGCTAGACAATTAGCACTTGAAGGTGATATTGCTGGAGCTACTAAAAATATAGTTGACCAAGTAGGTTCAGAGGCAGAGTTTAATAAATTAAATTACTTACAAAGAAAATCACTTGCCAAATCAATCGGTGTATCAGTAGTAGAGATGAAAAAATTAATATCAGCTGGTGATAAGTTAACTTTAAGTGGTGCTTTAGCTGGAAAGAACTTTGATGATTTAGTTGGTCAAGATGCCCTAAGTGGTTTGACAAGTATAATCAATTCTTTGAAAATGGTTGGTGCTGCCTTAATGGATGAGATAGGAAAACCGATAGCTGAAATGTTAAAATCTTTTCAAACATCAGTTATGACTCCAGAAGGTATGAAAGAATTTAAAAATAAGATAATTGGAGTAGTAAATAGTATTATAGGTCTTATAAATGGTATTGGTAATATTGTTGATGCGTTTATGTGGGGAGATCAGATTAAATCAATAGCTAAAATGGCTGTTCCAAAAGCTCAAACAAGTATATCAGGATTTAGTGGTGGTGAGATTATGGTTGGGGAAAGTGGTCCTGAAAGAGTTTCTTTACCAAGAGGTTCAAATGTAACGGGCGCTGAGCAAACAAGACAAATGGCACAACAACAGCAATCATCTGGTCTTACACAGGCTGATGCTGAAATGATTGGAAATGCTATGGCCAGTAAGATTAGTTTAAAAACAGATGTATCATCGGGTAATTTACAACTTGCTATGAATAGTTCAGTAAACCCACCGGCTGGAACCCCGTTGATTAGGGATTTTTCATAATGGGACTAGAAAATTTAAAATCAGTATTTAATGATATTCGTGAGAATACTTTACCTGAAAAAGGTATTCATGGTGGATTGACAAATGAATCTCCATCAACACCAGCACATTCCAAAAAACATTCTATACTTGACGAGTTACCGAATGTCCCCGGAATTTTCTCAGGACCTGATAATCTATCAATGTCTCCTACATTAGAAATAAAAGGAAGACATGGTGGATTGACTAATACTTGGCCATCTACACCACTACATTCAGATGACCATTCTCAATTAGATAATATTGAGAAAAATCTAGCAACAAAACTTGACCTTCAAACTAATTCAACTGCCGGTAAGATAGTTTTTCCTGATAACGGTAGTGTTGATTATTCACCATTGATGTTAGATAGTGTAGGAATTCATTCTGGATTAGATACCTTTAACAAAAAAAAGATAACAGATAGAACCTTTTCATATTCTTTTGATCCATCAACACTTGGAAAAGACCAAGCTTTAGGACTTGGTGCTTATAGTTTAGAAACCCTTTATAATGTCAATCATACTGCAGTTGTGAATAGATCAGTAATAGATACTGGCAAAAAAGACCATAAGGGAAATACCATTTATATTAATACCGTAAGAGCTGGTATGGGTGCATTGAGTAATTTAGACATCATGGGTTATAGATCAGGTAAACTTGATAATTTCAGAGGATTTGACCGTGGAGCTGAACCTTATATTATAAAACCAATTGGTTCTAAGGATTATACTACATTAACCAATAGAGATACTTTGCCATTAAATAGAGCACTTGATGATGTTTCAAGATTAGTAAAATTTTATACATCTGGAGCTGGTGTTTCTTTTATGTTAAAAGAGAATATAACTAATGTTGCTATAGGAGATGGGATAACATTAACAGAGCCATTTGGGGCTATTATGGCACCACCATTTCCAGTCCCAAATACAGGATTTTTAAATTTTGTTCAACAATCTATACAAGGTGCTAGACTTGGTAGTATAAGAAAACCATTTAAAATACAGTATTCGGATAAGGCTAATATTGGATTACCATTTGGTATTTTAGGTGATACTCCAATTGGAATTAAAGAGCTTACTAAAATTGAAATTCCACCAGAAGAAAGTGGACTTGTTAAGAAAGGACTTTATAAATTAAAAAAAGGTGTTATTGATAAATTAGTAAAAAGTAAATTTAATCAATTTCCAGTAATAGGGTCACCGACTCCATTTATTGATTTATCAAAAGGTCCTAAATTTACTACATACAATGATCATATTGCAAAAACTGGTGTTGAGGGTGAAATAGAGGATTTTTTTACAGAAGAATCACAACCACCGTTAGAAAATGAAGGCACGTATATTAATCAAGGTGATTTTTATGTTAGAATAAAAGATTTACGAGTAAATGATTTTATTTATTTCAGAGGATACGTTACAGGAATAACAGAAAACGTCAATCCATCATTCACACCAACTAATTATATCGGTAGAAGTGAACCTGTTTATCAATATGAACGAGCCGAAAGAGATTTAAGTTTTAATCTAAGAGTATATCCAGCTAATGCAATTGAATTTAATATGATGTATGAAAAATTAGAAAAACTAACAAGTTTAGCATATCCAGAATATTTACCTGAAACGGATAATAAATCATTAGTTAGAATGAAAGCTCCATTCACAGAACTCTATATGGCACATATCGGTAGTCGAGTTAAAGGTCAATTTGGATTTATAAAATCATTATCCTATACGGTAAATGATAGCGGTGATTGGGATGCTTTAAGTGCTTTACCAAGATTATTTGATATTGCAATATCTTATCAAATTTTAAATAGAAAACCACCACAAATGGGTGATAAATTTTACAGGGCTAGTGTATAATGAGTAGATACGACAGGGTACAGAGAATAAGTAAAGATAACGTTTTCAGAATTGGAACTGCTGACTTACCTGAATTCAAAGAAAATAATTCAGATATATTATTAATTGCCGTTGATGGCGATAGATGTGATTTAATCTCACAAGAATATTATGGAACAACTGAATTTTGGTGGTTTATTGCATCCATTAATAATTTAAATGCCAATAATATTGAGGCTGGAACTCAATTAAGAGTACCCGTTTCAACTGAATTAGCAAAATTGAAGTAAAATGGCTATAAAATTTTCCGATAGGGTTTTTGGTGCTAATGTAGATTCAGATATAATTAAAGAATTTAAAATACTTAGTGGTGGTGGTTTAAAACAATCAAAGAATCCCCTTGAACCAGCCGAACCCACATTTGAAAAATATTTAGGGGATAGAACTACATTCGCTAGAATGTGGACTGCTCTATTGATTGAACGTGATAATTCACAAGAAGTTTTTTATCATGTTATTAATGATAATAGAGATAAAAGTTATGAACCGAATGACTCTATAAATATTCAAGATGGCTCTAATTTTTTTCCTGAATTAACTAATAATTCATATTTAAAACCCAAAGCAGGTATTACTTCTATATCAACAAAATTAGAAGGTTCATTAGGTGCAATAAAAAATACGACAGTTACCTTTGTTGTGCATAATAAACACGATTTTGAAGAGATATTTTTACCATTTTTTTTAAAACCAGGATCAACTGTTATTGTAGATTATGGGTGGTCTGATGAATCTAATGCTTTATATGATATAAAAACACAAGTAACAAATACTGATTTGGAACTTAGTCAGTTTAAAAAATACATATATGGTGAAAAGGATACGGATGGTAAAACCATAATAAATGGATTTATAAATGATAATTTAGGGAAGGTTGATACCGTAGTAGGAAGAGTCCATACTTATAGAGCATCCGTAAATGCTCAAGGTTCATTTGAGTGTACATTAGAATTAAAATCAGCAAACTCAAGTTTACTTGATACGACAATAACAGAAGAAAATGATTTAAAATATATTTTTTCTAATAAAGTAGAAGATATTTTAGTAGAAATGATTACGGGTGGTAAGGTTTCAGCAGCAACTTCTGCTAAATATAATGTTTTAGATGAAAAATCAAAAAAAGAAGCCATGAATAAGTTTTTTGAAAGTTTAGATGTATCAAATAGTGGTGATTTTGATGAAAAAAATAAACTAATACCCAAAAAATCATTAGAATCTGGAATATTTTATCAAAACGTAACTGATGTAAAAAATCTAAATAATACTGATAGAGAAATTTTATATATGAATTATGGACTATTTGAAGATTTATTTTTGAATGAATTGATTGCTCAAAATAGTCAAACCGATAAACATACTTTAAACTTTAATACAAAAGAAACTTTAGTCAGATATGACGAAAATTTAATATTAAGACAAAGAAGTGTATTGGGCGGTAAGGAACAATTACCGGTATTTTTGTATCCAAGCAGTTGGCAACATACATATAATGGGAAAACACCAATCGAAGAATATAGAAGTCATAAATTAATAAAAGTAGATAATAAACAATACGAAAATATTTATAAAACGAAAATCATGCCGTTTAGGGAATTATTTATATCAGTTTCATTAATCAGTAAAGCATTTTCGTCAAAACAAAATGTAAACGATGCTTTAGAATCTATTATCGAATCAATCAATAAGGATTCTTATGGCGTTTTTAAACTTAAAATGATATCATTAAATGATTCTTTTAGTTCAATTTCATTACAAGATGTGAATTTAATACCCATTCCTCCAGAAGAACCTAAAGAAATGCTAATGTTTGATGTTACATCAGAGACATCAATTGTGTCAAATTTAAATTATACTTTTGAAACACCAAAAGGTGGATTGGCATCTATGATTGTGATTGGTGAAAAAAGTGATTATAATTTTTTTGATGATCCATTTAAGGATAGTTTAAATTATTTGAGAATTCTTACTGAAAATTCAAAGACAGGAAAAGGTGATGTTTTTTATAAAAGTCTTCCGATAGATAAAGAGAAATCCGAAAAACAAAAAGAAAAGGAAAATAAGTTAAGAATATATGACTTTTCATCAAAAAAAGCTAAAGAAATAGGAATGGAAGTAGCTGGTAATTTTTCATCATTAGGTAGATCAGGACCTACTCGTTCTGTTTTACAACGTTATACGAGTGTTGTAGACGCAGTAAGACTGAAGAAAACTGCAATTAAATTACAGCCGCCGCCCGCTGGCACTTTAATGGACAATAAATATACCAGAGCTTTAGGTGAATTATTCGGAGCTAGCAATAAACCACAACCATCAGGTGGTGGAGTAGACACTAAACCAAAACCAGTAGCAGTAAAGGCAAATACAATACGGGATTATTACGGCAAACTAGCAGCAATCGATCCTGTTTTGGGAAATAAAGAAACATCAGTTTCTCCAATATTACCAATCAGTATAGACTTAACTGTTTATGGAAATACATATTTGAATATTGG